AGGACCGGGCAAGGGCGCGAGTTTCGACCTTGAGCAGGAGGTGTTCACCTCCTGCTCAAGGTCGAAACTCGCGCCCTTGCCCGGTCCTTGGTTGGCAAGTATGTTCTCGTCGATGAAAATGCGCGCCTTGGCCAGGTCGAGGTCCCGGACCCAAGAGCTGTAGGACTGATCCAGGGCGTCAAAGAGGGGTTCGAGCCCGTCGAAGTCGCTACGACCCAGGGCTGACAAACCAGGAGTGTTGCGCCACAGTCTGTTTGGGCGCACATTCGGTGCATACGCGGCCGTGAGTCCCTTGACTCCGGTGTCGATAACCCCCTCGGGCGCGACATCGGCCACCCACGCGGTGTCGGGTATCGTGCGGGGGTCGACCTTGGCCCCAAGTACGTCGTCGGTCCCGAAGTACAGTCCGTGTTCGATCTTGCCGGGCGAGTGCCGTTCCAGGTGCCGGTAGACACCCTTCTTCTCCTTGTGGACCACCGTCCAGAAGGTCACCGCAACCAGACGTCCGTATCTCCACTCGGGGACGGCCGAGTCAGCGGCGACTGCGGCCAACTCGACCTTGTCAGAGAAGTCCTCGTCCCACCACAAGCGCAGGTACGCCCCACCCAGAGCCGCTTGCAGCTCTCCGGCTTCAAGCATAATGGCCGCAGCCTCAGGGCTGCCGAGCAGCTTCTCGAGGCGGTCCTGACCCTCGCGGTGCTTGGAGACGTCATCCTCGCCGAACACGAACCGGGGAGGCTGGGCAAACAGGAGGTCGGCAGAGGTGCGAGCGAGGTCGGCAGGAGCCGGGATATGCAGACGCTTGGTGGCCTGCTGACTCGGACGACCCCAGAAGAACCGGGCCACCTTGCCGCGAAACCCGGAGCGGTACTGAATTGGCCGCGTCGGGGCGATATCGGAGCTGTAGTAGTTGAACAGCTCGTCCTGGTCGCCGGTGTACCAGGCATCCCACACCTTGAAAGCGCGCGCCGCCTCGTCGAAAGGCTCAGGGGGCCACTTACCCCCAATGTCGGGCAAGCCGTCCTTGAATGACGACGAGGGCACGGCCCGCAGAGCGGGGTGGTCCTCGCGGTCTTCGGCGTCGCGCCGGATATTGAGCACCTACTTGCTCTCCTGCTTGCTCTCCTGCTTGTCCTTCGGCTCGCGAGGTCCATATGGGCCCCGCTTGCCGCGCTTGTTTGCCACGTCTGGGCAATAGCCAGACTTAGGCGTGGAGCAGTTCTTGCCGGTCATCAGTTCTCCTGGAAGACGGGTTCGATTTCGGTGCTGTCGATGTGCGGACGCCAACGACCCTCGGTGGTGATACAGGCGTAGCGCCAGGCATCAACCCAGTGGTCGTTCCGCTTGATCGGCGCGTCCATGCCAGCGTTGGTGTATTTGGGGTCCCACGAGTAGCCGGGAATCTCGGTGAGGAGTTCCACGCAGCGGTCGGAGACTTTCATACGCCCCCGCGAAATTATCGACGACAGAGCACGAATGCCGTAGAGCACGTCATTGTCGGCCGAGTAGGTGTGCAGACCGTCCTGGGAGAGTTGGACCCGGAAGCTCGCCGCCGCAGGGTCGAGGGCCACAATGTCGGGCGCGCGCTCCATGCGGTACCGCGTACTCGGATGGACAGGCACGTGCGGCTGCCTGAGCCATTCCCGAAGCCCTTTCGAGAGTTCGGCATCGGTCCAGCGCGTGGCCGAACTTGATGGCGCATAACCCCACTCGTCGACGGCGTAGAGGACGTTGTCCTCGCCCATCCCGAGCATGATCGCGGCCGTCGGGTTGGTGGTGCCATAGTCAACGCCGACGGAGATCAGCTCACGCATCGGCGGCAGCTCGCGCCACGGTACGACGTACTGAGCGGGGTCCCACATGTCGAAGACCGCGCCCTCGGCCGACACCCAGAGCCCCAGAATGAAGCGGCGGTACCACAGGCCGGTGTACTCAGCCTTGAGCGAGTTCTTGTACGCCTCGGAAAGTTGCGGGTTGTCATCGAGCACGAAGTGCCAGTGGAACCAGTCCTGAAGTTGACCCTCCCCCGGCCCGATCCGGTCCAGGTACTCAACCTTGAACCAGTGCATCGGCGAGTCAGGGTTGGTCGTGCAGAACATCTTGGCGTCCTCGACCGACATACGCGCGAGGAGTTGCTTGAACAGGTCCTCGCGCACAACGGTGACCTCGTCGACATACGCCCCGGCGACCGTGAGGCCACGAAGAGTCTTCTCCGCCTGGGAATCCGACGCGCCCAATACCCAGACCTTGCGGCCCATAATCATCGCGAACGGCTGGCCTGTGCGGTAGATCACCTCGTCGGCGAGCTTGCCGAAAAGCTGCTCGTTCTGCATGACGTCGATGACGTTGCGAGCGAGCGAGTCACGGGTACGGCCGACCATGACGAAGTGGCCGAACTGTTCGGGGGGGCTCGCCAGGAACATGAACCACCGCAAGATCGAGCTAACGGTCTTGCCTGAACGCACGGACCCTGACCACGCATTGACGCGCCCGTCGGCCTCGGCTATCGACCGAATCTGCTTGGGCGACATGGCGATCTGCACTAGCCGTCGATCTCCGTATCGTCCTCGTCGGACTCGCTGTCGTCCCACTCGCTGACCACACCCTTCATCTGCACGTTGAGACGGTCGAGCATCGACATCTCGTTGGCGGCAGACTTGGAGCCCAAGGTGGGCAGGATCGCCAGGTGTGTGCCCATCGAGGTGTTGATGGCCGACAGTCCGGCTCCCATGTCGCGCAGCGGAGCCTCGGGGAGTTCGACCCGGACCAGCTCGTCGTTCTTGTTGTGGTGGTAGTAGCTGTAGGTCTTACCCATGAGGCGAGCCTGGAGGCGTTCGGCAATGTCAGCCGCGTTCTTGGCGATCCGGGCGCGCTGCTCGCGCATCTCGGCCGAGCGCGACTCCCTCGCGACCTCCAGCGACTTCGAGGAGGTGAAGGTCAGGCCGTTCGCCTTGCAGAAGTTGGTGACGTTCGCGCTGGTCAGGCCAAGCATCCGCGTGATCTCGTTGCGCCCTTTGCCGGCGGCATGGAGTGCGCGAATCTGCTCACCCTGCTCTTTGGAGAGCTTGAGGACCATCACAACCCCTTCGCTTGGGGGCGGAACCTCTGCGCCCAGCGAGCCACCTTGATGTCAGCGCGGTCGCGGATGCCTGCAATCGGATTGGAGTCAGGAAGGCCGGAGTGGGGGTCGACGACGATCAAGCCGATTTCGGCGATCATGCCTGTCGACTCGTTCAGCTCGCCCACCGCTTCACAGAAGGCGACGAACTCGGGGAGGTCGTGCTTGCTCAGGTTGTACAGGGGCGCAAGCGTTTCCCACGCTTCAACACCCTTGTCGGTCATCCAGTCCGGGGCGACCAAATCCTCGTCGGGGAGGGGCCTTTTCGCCGCGCTGGAGAGCTTGATTACTTGCGGAACTTCGTTCATACCGTGGGCTTCTGCTTCCCTACTCTTGGCGAACCAACTGGGCGACGGGGTACCACCGCCGCCCAGTTGGTTGCTGACCTACAGCCCCGCGAGGGTGCCCCGGCCGTACTTCCGACGCGACGCAGCCTTCTGCTGTGGGGTGACGTTGCTGTAAGCGCCACCCGCGTTGAGATTGGCGAGCATCTGCGACGCCGGAGTAGCGCCCTTCTTCTTGGTCGCCGGAGCGCCGGGCGAGGACTTACCACGACGACGGCTCTTGGGACGACCGCTCTGGTTCGGAGCCACCTTGTTGTTGCGGCCAGGACTGGCCTCCAGCGAGATGACAGTCCACCCATCACCGTTGGCATTTTGCTTCTCGGTGATGAGGAAGTTGCCCTGGTATCGAGTACGGGTGTTCGCGCCGCTCTTGGCCGCAGCCGCCTTACGGCGGCGGTTGCCCGCCGACGCCTTCTGGTTGCGCGACGGACTCCGTCGCCCCCCCCCCGAGCCGCCTCCGACTCGGCTTGCGGTATTCCGCTTCCTCTTTGCCGTCGTGTTTTCACCCCACTTTCTCGGGCAGCACGCCCGAACCCCCCCGATTGAAGGGGAGCTATTTCCTATATCCATCACCCTGTGGGATAATGGAGTTTGCCCCCTGGGGCAGGAAGGAAGTCCGTTTACATGCTGGAACTCGAAGGCATCAAGCCAAGTTCACAGATCCTCGACGAACTCGCCAAGGAGGGAAAGCCCGTGATTCTCAACTTCTCACGGGGGAAGGATTCAGTCGCGCTCTGGGCCGAGCTGCACAAACGTCAGATGCAAGTCATCCCGGTTCACTACTCGATGGTGCCGGACCTGCAATTCGTCAAGAGCGACCTCCAGCGGTACGAGCAGCACTACCAGACACACATCTACGACCTGCCCGCCGACACGTTCTACGACATGTTGCAGCACAACCTCAACCAACCCCCCGAGCGGGCGGCGTTGTGCGAGTCATTCCGTCTCAGCGCGCCTGACAAGGACGAGTACGACGCGGTCTTCCGTGCGAACTATGCCGAGCCGAACACGTGGATGCTCGACGGCGTCCGGGCCACCGACTCATCCATGCGGCGCATGGCGATCATGAAACACGGGCCGGTGAAGCCGAAGACCCGACGTATCTCAGGTATCTGGGACTTTCATGTCGCCGACGTCCGTGAAGCTGTCAAGCAAGGCGGCATCGAGCTGGGTATCGACTACCAGTGGTGGAATCACTCGTTCGAGGGCCTGTGGTACCAGTACCTCGAACCCATCAGGCGTAACGCGCCCGAGGACTACGAGCGCATCCTGTTCTGGTTTCCGATGCTGGAGACCGAAATCCTGCGAGGAGGGGGGGGTCATCTCGGATGACCGACCGTAAGAAGGCGAGCCGCGAGGAGATCATCGCGGCATACAAACACCAGGGCACGCTGGCGTCACGGAAGGCCGACCCGGAGTCGATTCGGGAAGCTATCGCCAAGAAGTACGCACCGAAGGTCAAGGAGGTGCCCGCCGACTCGAAGTACACCCTCGAAGAGAAGGAGGCATTTGACGCCGAGGGTAAAGGGCTGGCGGCGGCAAGTAAGGCATGGGCGAACAGGTACGCCCTGGCGACCGACGCCGAGTACTGGTTCACGTTCTGTTTCTATCGGGACGAGGACCTCATGGAGTTCCTGCGCCTACTCGGCCTCGAAGGGCTGGGCATCACGCCCCGCAGTCACCACCTGGCCACCGACGGGTTCGTCGAAAAGATGGGCGAGTTCGTGTCCGAGCTGTACGGATGGGAGTTCGAGCCGCTTGACGCCGAGGAGTTCCACGCGCCGGACCCGGTGCCGCCGAACGTATTCGACAAGGAGGCGATGAAGAAGCAACTGGCGTACCGGCCGCTCCCCGACTACCTCAACGAGGACGAGGAGATCAACGCCGGGCTGGAGGAAACCGGGGACCTGGAGACCGACTCCTGGAACGAGATCAAGGCGATGGAGCGGATTCTCCGTCGCGGCGTCCCGGAGGACTGGCTGCGTGAACATGGCAGTGTCGACGACTACCCATGCTGGTTCAGCGTCTCGTTCAAGGACCGGCTGCTCAAGAACCGATTCCTGTTCATGTGCGGCATCCGGCATATCGGCGACAAGTACATCGACGGGTACGAGGCTGCCTACTACCTGGGCCTCGACCTGCTGCGAGTAGAGCCGTAACGCCGACTCTGCCTACCGCCCGTCACGCATGTCGTTGGCGGGCGGTTTCAGCTCTGGCGCTCCGGGAAGCCTGCGCGCCTCACCCACTTGGAGATGACGCTGGTCGTCACCCCGGCGGCGGGGCAGATGTCCTTGTACCGAACGCCCTCCATGTACGCCTGGAGTGCTACGACGCGCCGGTGGTCCCGAGCTTGCTCATCGGCCGCTTATACGAAAGTGTTGACATCACACACGAAAGGGTGCATACTTTGGAGAGTATCCATAGATGGTTGATTGACCAGGTGAGACCAGGCAGGATGGAAAACTTAAAAGACTTGAGGGGGGCACCTACGGGGGCCCTGGGCAAGGGACACGTGTCCCTCAGGACGGAGAATATCACGTTCAAAGTCCCCATAGTCGCCTGAACGGTTGGAGGTTGGAGGTTCGATTCCCCCCCAGGCACAAGGTCCCGGCATCCGCCGGTGACTTCACCGTGTCCCGACGGTTTCGGGACGGCACCCAACAGGAAGAGGAACACGACATGGGCTACTGGGATACCGACGCTGAGGGCCGGTCCTTCGCTCCACGCGGCACCGCCGTCGGAGTATGGGGCGACACCGAGGCCGACGTGCTCGATCCGATCGTCAACACGATCGTGAGCAAGTTCGGGGTCGACGAGGCGCTGAAGATGTTCGACTCGGTCATCGAGCAGTACGAGGAAGAGCCGTACTACGGGCGGCACTCATACGAGCACTTCATCCGCCGCGCACTCAAGGAATGCGAGGAGTGGTTCAGGGACGAGTGGCGTCGCGCACCGACGACCGCCGAGTTCAAGGCGGGCGTACGGTTCTCGATGCCTCGCAACATCGGGGCGACCGTACAGGTCGCCGAAGACCCCTGGGCCGCCGAGCAGGACGACACCCCGCCGCCGTTCTAGTTCCACCAGCCCCGGCCCGAGAGGGTGCGAGCCAGGTTCAAACCTGGTCGGGGCACTAGCGCGCGCGTCAAGCGTGCGTGAGCGGCGAAAGCCGTTGGCACCCAACAGAGAGGATCATCGAACATGATGACCCTGGAAGAAATCGCCGAACTGCAAGAGCGACTGGACGGCGAGACCGCGCTGACGGCTCGCGATCTCGAAGCACTGATCTGCAACCTGCGCATCGAACAGGCAAGGCTCGAACGCCTCCTGCGCGAGCAGCGCAAGGTCGAGGATACGACGGTCCTAGATCGGCCATCCGATCAGACACTAGGACTGGCGCACAGGGTGCGCATCTACATCGACGTCTGCCTCAACCGGCAGCGCAAGGCCGAAGTAGGAACGCTCACGGCGTGGCAATCCGAGAAGTTCAAGGAGACCACCAAGGCGTGGGCTCGTCGGCTGACCGAGGAGGATACCGGGCACCAGCTCGACTTCGCGCAGATAAAGGGCGTGTACGCCGCGCGCGCACTCGCCGACCTGATCGAGCGCGCCGAGTCGGACCCGTCCATCACCGACGCGGACATTGACCGTGCTCGCTGGACCGACAAGACGTGGACGATCACCGAGCATGTCTTGCGTTGCAGGCTCATCGAGTTCGATGAGGCTCGCGGAATCTACCGCTAGCAACATGAACCTGCACCTGCGCGAGCGGTGGCACGGCTTCTGCCACTCCCAATTCGTCGCTGACCTCAAGGTCGCCCTTGTGGTCTGGTCGGTCATCGTCTGGCTGATCGTGATCTACCAGCTCGTCACCTACCCGTGACGAGCGGCCCCGGCCGAAAGGTGTGAGCAGGGCGCTGGCGTCCGGCACGCCCCGGCACTACCGCCCTGAGTGGTTGAAGTTCGCGGGTTCGACTCCCGCCCAGGGCACGACGGCCGGCAATGCCGGTCGGCACCCAACAGAGGAGAACGAGATGAAGAAGAATGAGCCGCAGGTCAAGACGGTTGTCGAGTTCGCGGTCGGCCTGCCCAACGGGTTGTTCCTGATCGAGGGCAACAAGCTGCCGACAGGGCCGGACGATCCGGGGCAGATCGCAGTGTTCGCAACTCGGCACCTCGCTCAGGCCAAGATCGACTCCTACAACCAGGACCTGGCCCGGATCGGGGTTCCGCCCGAGAGCAGGTTCTTCCTCGCCGAGAGGATGGTGACGACTTTGATTACCGAGTTCGGTCCGGCCACCGAGTAGTTCGGCAGTCCTCGCCTGGCTGGCGTTCGCACGGGTCTAAGCCTCCCATAGATTTTCGGTTGGGTGCCGAGAAAGGGCCGGGGTTAGTCGGTTCGGCGACTGCACTACGAGGGTTCGACTCCCTCCCCCGGTGCGCAAGTACACACAACGGAAGGAAACACCATGCAGGTCATCAATCTGACCCCGCACGACATCTACATCATCGACGAGCACGATCGGCGCGTCGTCACCCTGCCGTCCGCCGGGATCGCCCGAGCGGAGAGCGGTAAGACCCCCGCCGAGCCGCTCGTGATCGACGGGGTGGACATCCCCGTCTTCGTCGTGGAGTTCGGGGCTCCCATCGGCCTGCCCGCCCCCAAATCCGGTGTCGGGTATGTCGTCTCGACGATCACGGCACAGGCCGCGGCGCGGGCGGGCCGTACGACCGTCGACCTCTTCACCCCGGACGGCACCCCCGTCCGGGACGCCAACGGGCAGATCATCGGCGTTCACGCACTGGCGAAGGCCGGTGCGTGATGCACGAGATCATCCCCGACGGCGCGAAGGTTCTCTGGCGGCAGCCGCTCAAGGTCGGGTACCAGGTGCGCGTCGGTCGCACCGAACCGAAGGTTGGCAACGAGGTCGGTGGGGGCACGCTCGCCGACGATGTCTATATCGTCAACGTCAACGGCGAGTGCTACCTCGCCCACTACGACGAGCTGATCTACGACCCGGCGGTTCCGGCGTGATCCGCGTCAGCCGTGACGACGGGGACCGCAACGCGGGCGACTGGTGGGACCTGGTCGAGGCGGCTTGCCTACCGGGGCGGGTGTGCATCTTCACTCGCGCGGGACTGGATGCCGAGCGTTTCACGGCGAAGGTCGCGGACGTCAGCGGGCTAGGCGTCAGTGTCGAGCACGTCTCCGGCCCGTACGACAACGGCCTACCGGTGCGGATGGAAGTCCTGACGTCCGATGCGATCATCGCAATCGACTGGGAGTCTTAGGCTTTCAATATCCATATCCCTGTGGGTATAATGGATATACAACAGAGAGGAACGAACTGATGAGAATCAACCCGGCACGACAGCCCAGCCTGTCGGTGTACTCCCGCGGGCAGTACGCCCGCAATCGAGTCGGCCGCAAGGGCGCGGACGCCCAGGCACGAGTGAACATGCGCGCCCTGCTCCGGCGAGCGGCAGCGTCGCTGTGACCGCCGCAGAGAGCATGGAGGGGTTGTCGATCGTGGTCGGCAGACGCAACCGCCTGTCGGCCGAGATCGAACGGCAGGCGATCAAGTGCCTCGCCCTGCTCATGACCGAACGCGGGTGGGACTCGATCACCGTCGACGCCGGACGCCGCACCCTGATCGGCGAACTCGACTTCGGGAACGGCGACTTCAACGACGACCCCGACGAAATGGCCAAGCTCAGCGACGAACTCGCCGAGGTCCTAGGGAATCTCGGAACCTCGTTCCTGCGGTACGAGTACCTGCGGCGCGAGTACCGCATCTATCGCGACGTCGTGCAGGCTGCGGCGGCGGGAAAGCCTGAGCCCGAAGGGTTCCCGCCATGCGGCTGACCATCACCTGCCCCGATAACTGTGCCGCCGAGTACGTCGAACGGGTGGCCGACCTGATCGCACAGGGCTACATCGAAGGCGCTGACGGCGCCGGGCACTACTGGGAGATCAACTCCTGGGACCCGCCCGACATGGCCGAGCTGGCGCGCCAGCAGGGCGATGCGGGGCGGGATCACTAGCAAGACAGGGCGACTGGCAGCCACCGGGGTTCGAGGCCCCGGCGCTCGCGGCAACAACAGAGAGGAAAGCCAATGAGCACAAGATCATTCGTCGGCGTGATGTCCGACGCTGGAATCCTGGGGGCGTACGTCCACGGCGACGGGCACCCGTCCTGGGTGGGTACCCAAGTCCAGAAAATCCTCAAGCGCGACGGCTTCGAGAAGTTCGGCCAGACCATCCTCGAAGGGTGTGAGGGCGGAGGCTTCTCGTGGCTCGACGCCGATACCAACGCCAATCAGGAAGGCCGGCGTTGCAAGATCATCGGCGGATACGGCGGGGCGTACACCGACGAGTCCGGCTGCGAGCCGATGACTCTCAGGGGGGCGCCCAGTCACGAAGGCGGGCAGGAGTACGCCTACGTCGCACGGCCGGACGGGCTGATCGACATCTACAAGATCGGGTACGGGGTGCGTGACCATTTGAAGTGGACCGTCGGTCTCGACGAAGAGCTGAGCAACGTGCCCTCTGCGGGCGCGGTGGTGGTGAAGGCGTGAACAGCAGCGCAATCCTGGTCCGCCTGAACACCTACAAGGGCGAGAACATCTGGCAGGACGTTATCTACCAGCTCGACGACCTTGACCATGAGCCGACCGAGGCGCTGGACCCGAACTACCAGTCGGACCGCTTCGCCCTC